CGTTTGAGCGCGGCACCTTTGAAACCGAAATCACCGGCGAGTATCTCGCCACCCTTGGCACCGGGAGCTGAACATGGCAGGCATGAGCGCACATCAAATTACCAATGCGGCCATTTATCTGGATGGCAACAATTATGTCGGGCACTGCGAGGAAGTCGATCTTGGCAGCGTCAAGGCCACGATGGCGGATTTTCAGGGCCTGGGCATGGTGGCCGCTATCGAATTGCCGACCGGGTTTGACAAGATCGAAGGCAAAATCATCTGGAACAGCGCCTACCAGGACGCCGCCAAGCGCTGCGCGGTGCCGTTCAGGAGCGTGCAGCTGCAATTGCGCAGCAATATTGAGGTGTGGAATGCGCAAGGCCGCACGCAGGAACTGCCGCTGGTCACGCTGATGACGGTGCTGTTCAAGGAATACCCGCTCGGCAGTTTCAAGCCGCGTGAAAGGACCACCTTTGAAACCCCATTCTCGGCCACCTACGTGCAGCAGAAAATCGACGGGCGTGAGGTTTTCCTGATTGATTGCCTCGCCAATATCTACAAGGTCGATGGACAAGACCAACTGACCGCCTATCGCCGCAATCTTGGCATGAACTGATTTTTTGAAAAAGGTTTACACCCGATGAAAGACCCCACACCACCCGATGACTTCCCACTCCCCGAACTGGAATTACTGCACCCGGTCAAACTTGCCACCGGCGAAGTGCTGAAAAAAGTCACCATCCACACCTTGAGGCGCAAAGATTTGACCGCCGCACAGCGCCACGGCAAGGACGAAACCCTGATGGAAGAACTCTTGCTGGCAAAAATGACCGGCCTCACGGTCGAGGATTTGGGCGAATTGCACATTGCCGATGCGCGGCGGGTGGCGGAGCGATTTCAGGCGATGCTGGGCGAAGGCAAAGACGCTGGGTGAGTGGGATGCGGCGTTGCTGCTGATATTGGGCATGCAGCCCTCGGAAATCGAACGCCTGAATATGGAGGATTACTGGCGCTGGTGCGATGTCGCCAGTGAGGAAGTCGAACGCCGCAATCGGGCATTGAGCAGGTAAGCAGTCGTGTCAGAGAAAGACATCAAACTCGGCGTTCGGCTTGGCGTGGTTGGCGAGGGCGCGCTGAAAAGCGCGTTCGGCAAAACCCGGCGCGATCTCGAAACACTCAAGGGTTCCACCGACAAGCTGACCCGTGCGAGCAAAGCCGCAGGTACTGCCCAAGTCTCGTTTGCCACTCAAGGCCGCGCGGCACTGGCCAAGCTCAAGGGCAGTTATGAGGGGCTGACCGCAAGTCTGGGCGGCCTGCGCATGGCCGCAATGGCGCTGGCGGCGGTACCGGTCACAATGGGCCTGAACCGGGCGCTGGATTTGCAGGATGTCTCGATTGATCTGGCAATGGGGATGGGACTGGATGCCAGCGCCGAGAACGACCTCGCAGCACTGATCCAAAGTGCCTCCAGTTCCGGCAATCAGACCCACGTCGATACCGGCAGCGCCGCGCAGGCGCTGGTCGCCGGTGGCGTGCGTGATCTTGAAGCGCTGGGCGATTATCTGCCGATCTTGACCAAAGCGGCCACCGCGACCCGCGCGGGCATGCAGGAACTGACCGGGGCCAGCCTGGCCCTGCGCGACAATCTGGGGCTGGATGCAGAAGGATTTGCGCGCAGCATGAACATGCTTTCACACGCCAGCAACACCGGCAAAATGGGCGTTGACGGCATGCTCAAATCCCTGCCGCAACTGACCCTGCGCATGAAAGACCTGCCCGAGGGCATGGCGCTGACCGGCGAGCAGATGATGGCCGATCTGGTCGCCGGATTGCAGGTTGCCCGGCTGGGGGCCAATTCCGATGATGAGGCGGCGCGGAATCTCGATGCGTTCATGTACCGCATTTTCTCTCCGGAAACCGGCAAACGGTTTGAGAGTGCGGGCATCAACCTGGAAAACTCCATCAAGAACCTGACCTCTGCGGGGCATACTCCGATGGAGGCGATGCTCGATACCATTACCGAGTATGTCGGCTCACGCGGAAAGGGCGCACTGGATGCGTTCAACAGCGCGCTCACGATGGAACAGGGCGAGGCGCGTGATGCGGCATTTTCAGCGCTGGACAGCCGCTACGCGCTGGGCGATCTGTTTGTCGATGAAGGCGTGAAAAACTTCATGATCGCGGCGATGCAAAACCGCGAGATGTTGCAAGGGTTGAAAACCGATATCAGCGAAGCGGCAGGGCAGGATTTGATTGGTGAGGATTTCCAGCGCCGGATGACCTCGGGCAAAGAGCAGCTCAAAGCGCTGCGCATTCAACTGAGCAATATCGGCGCAACATTGGGTGGCCCGCTGGCAAGCGCACTGGTTTCGACCACGCAATCATTGCTTCCGGTCATCAACGGATTTGCGCAATGGGCGCAGGATAACCCCGGCATGGTCAAAGCGCTGCTGATCACCGCAGGCGGGTTTGCCGGGCTGCGCCTTGGCATCGCAGGCGCAGGCGTAGCCTTGCGCTCCGGCTCGGCGGTTCTGGGTGTTTTCAAGGGAGCCGTGTTTGGCGTGATGAACGTGGCACGGCTGCTGCTGCCGGTGCTGGCCGGATTAAGCTGGCCGGTCCTCGCCATCGGCGCAGCCGTTACGGCGGTGGCCGTGCTGGTGTGGAAATTCTGGGAACCCATCAAAGCCTTTATGGTCGGCATCTGGCAGGGCGTCAGTGAAGCCATGTCGCCGGTGATGTCCGCCTTCCGCGAATCACTGGCCCCGTTGATTCCCTTGTGGGATGGATTGGCGGCGGGGATTGGAATGGTCTGGGGCTGGATCAAGCAATTGTTTGCACCGTTTCAAGCCACCAGCGAACAACTACAGGGCGCAACTTCAGCCGGGCAGACCTTCGGTACGGTGCTCGGCAAAGTGCTGGGCGTCATGCTGTTCCCCTTGCGCATGTTGGCGAAAGTGGTCGGTTGGGTGGCAGGCGTGATCGTTGAATATTGGGACGGCATCAAACTGGCGCTGTCATGGACGCCGCTGGGCGTGATCGTGACGCATTGGCACAGCATCACCGGATTTTTCGGTGGTATCTGGCAGCGCATCAGCGAGGCGTTTTCTGGCGGTATTGACGGGATTTCCGACTTGATACTGGACTGGTCGCCATTGGGTCTGTTTTACAAGGCGTTTGCGGGTGTCATGGATTGGTTCGGTGTTGAGCTGCCTGACAGGTTCAGCGACTTCGGCTCGATGCTGATCGATGGCCTCATTGACGGTATCACTGGCGCGTTTGGCAAAGCCAAGGACGCCATTATCGGATTGGGCAAAGGCATTGCAGGCTGGTTCGGAAAGACGCTGGATATGCACAGCCCAAGCCGGGTGTTCATGCAGTTGGGCGGGTTTGTATCCGAAGGCGCGGCCTTGGGGATTCGTAAACGGATTCCGCTGGCAAACGATGCCGTGGCGCAATTGTCTGGAACGGTGTTGGAAGGCGCTGACCAATGGCGCGCTGCTCCGCCCCGCGCCAGCGCTCCGGCGTTGAATGTCGCCGCACCCGCGGCCACGCAGATTCAGTTTTCACCTGTCATTCATATCACCGCAGCGCCGGGCGAGGAGCCAGAACGTTACGGCCAGCGTCTTGCACGCAGCATGGAGCAGGAATTTGAACGATGGTGGCAAAAACGCGCACATCAGCAGCGCCGCACCGCCTTCGATGGGCTGTCATTCTCCAATCCGCCCATGATGGGAGCATACTGATGCTGGCAATCCTGGGTGAAATCGAGTTTGAAGTCGCGGGCGGTCTGGCAGGTATCGAATTATCCCAATCCAGCGATTACGCCGAGCACGCGCTGATTCAAGGCAAACCATTGCTGGAAACGGTCGGCGATGCGCTGGATGACATCCAGCTCAATATTGAACTGCACCCGACACTCGGTAACGTGGCCGCACGGGTGCGCGCCCTGCAAGCGGCCATGCAAGCACACCAACCACTGGCCTTTGTGTTGGGAAATGGTGATTTCCTTGGTGCATTCGTCATTACCGAATTGAGCCAGACCCATCATCGCACTTGGGCCGATGGCGGATCATTTTCTGCAACATTGAGCATCACTCTGCGCCAGTGGGCGGGCGATTTTGAATACACCCCACCCGCGCCCGCACTGGCCGATTCGCTACAGGATGTACAGGATGCGCAGCCGGACTTATTGCGCGAAGAAAACCCCATCAAGACCCCAGCCATGCGCGCACTGGAGTACGCCAAATCCGCCGCGCAACTGGTACAGGCGGGCGTTCGCGTCGTTGCGTCCGCGCGCCAGATGGATATTGCCAGTCTGTTGCAACAACTTCCGGCACTTGGAAACCTTGCAGGCCGCGCCATTCCCGCCTTGTCCGGCCTGTCCGAAACCGCAACGGCATTACAGGGCGAGTTTGAATCCGCCGCGCAACTGGCGCAGCTTGGACAAAGCGCCCTGAACCAGATCCAGACCATTCGCACCTTGTTCAACGGCCATATCGACCCGCACGATGCGCTGGCCGTGCTGCAAACCGGCGGGCAATCGCTTGAACATGTGGCGGGCCTGTTTGAGCAGGGCCAGCAACCATTATCAGCACTGGCCGCCGCCATTGCCACCCGCAGGATATAGATCATGGCCCAGCACACCCTGATTCACATCACGACCGCAGGCGAGCGCTGGGATTTGATCGCCTGGCATTACTACGGCGATGCCCATCGCTACGCACCCCTGATTGCCGCCAATCCGCATGTGCCAATTACCCCGGCCCTGCCCGCAGGCATCCGCCTGAATATCCCGGTGCTGGCGCGGCAATCCGGCACGACCATTCACAAACAGGGATTACCGCCGTGGATGCGATAAACACACTGCCGCAAGTCCATTTACGGCTGCTGTACGAAGGCAAAGACATTACCCGAGATATCGGCGCGTCATTATTGCGTCTGCGCGTGACCGACAACTTGTGTGATACCTGTGACGATCTGGATATCGAACTGGAAGACGTGCAAGGCCGCTGGCGCGACGGTTGGTATCCGGGCCACGGCGATACCCTGGAATTATCGTTGGGCTGGAAAGGACAGGACATCATTCCGATAGGCCGGTTTGAAATTGACGAAGTGGAACTGAATTACCCACCCGCCACCATCCATATTCGCGCCCTGGCCGCAGGCATCCTCCCGCACCTGCGGACCACCCAACACTGCGGTTATGAAAACATGACACTGGAGGCCATCGCCCGCCAGATTGCGGCACGGCAGAAGTTGGGATTTGCGGGGAAGGTGGATCCCATCCGGCTTGAGCGCCTCACCCAAAGCAAAGCCGATCTGGAATTCCTGCGCGAACTCGCCAGCCAATACGATCACGCCTTCAAAATCTGGGACAACACGTTAGTTTTACAGCGCATCGCCGAACTGGAACGCGCCGCGCCAGTGGCCGAGTTTGCGTTGACCGAACTCGAAAACGTGCGCCTGCGCGAATCATTCCGTGAGTTACCCAAAGACGTGACAGTCAAACACCAGAACGCAGCCAAAGGCAGACTGGTCGAAATGGTCATCCAGGGTGGCAAAGTCGTCGCCGTCCCGTCCAGCGTCAACCGCGCGACCAGTAGCGGAGATACCAACAAAGGCACGCCACGGGCGACCAATACCGCCCAGGCCAAAGCGCAGGCGGCCGCCAAGATGGCCCGCGAACAGCGCCAGCGCTGCATCGCAAGCTGGCAGTCAATGGGCAAACCCGGACTCAAAAGCGGCACCAATATCACCCTTGCGGGTGAAGCCGCCGGACACTTTGCGGGCAAGTGGCTCATAAGCCGGATCACCCACAGTCTTGAACGCGGCAGCGGCTTTACCACCGAAGTCGATGCCTGCCGCGTGCCATAAATCCTTTGCGAGATCACACCATGACTGAACTCCTTTACGGTATTGTCACCGCCCTGGATTACGCCAAGTGCCGCGTCCGCGTACGCCTGCCCGAGCGCGACAACGTGCAGACATACTGGTTACACGTCCCGCAGAAAAATACTTTGGATGTCCAGCGCCGGGCCATCCTGCCTGCAATGGGCGAACAGGTACAGGTATTACTCGAACCCGACGGCGCAGGCGGTGCCGTGCAGGGCGGCATTTACTCCGATGCCAACCCGCCTCCGATCACTGATGCTGATACCGAATATGTCCGCTTCAAGGATGGTACGGTTGTCACCTACCACCAATCCACCCATGCACTCCTCATTGACGGCCCGGCCACAGTGACGGTGATTGCAGGCCGGGTCACTGTGCAGGCCGATACCGTGACATTGGATACCCCACAAACGACCTGTACGGGCAATGTGACCATTGAAGGCAGCCTTGCCGTCACCGGCAGCAGTGTCACTCATCGTAATGCCAACATCGGCGATACGCACGTCCATACCAAGGTTAGCCCTGGCCTTGGCAACACCTCCATTCCGGCGTGATTGCGGTTTCTGAAAACGCATGCACCTCCATTTTTAAACTCCTTTACAAGACGCCGCCCATCACGTCCCGCACCATGCCCGCATGATGCCAACACCCGCCATCGTCCCCACCAACGCCGCCCACTGGCAACCCGCGCTCCTGCGCGAAGGTGAGTGGGTCGAAGGCATCCACGATATCGACCAGGCCATCCGCATCATCCTGTCAACGCCGCTTGGAGCCGACACCCACCGCCCGCCCTTCGGCTGCCGCATCCACGACTACATCGACTGGCCCATCACCCGCGCCCGCCCGCACATCGTGCGTGAAATCGTCGCTGCACTGACCCGATGGGAGCCGCGTATGCGCATTGAATCGGTCAATGTCGAACCCGCCTCCGTGCCCGAACACCTCACCATCCGCATCCACTGGAAAGCGGCGGACGGTGTGATTCAACAGACACAGGTGCACGCATGAACACCGCACCTGTTGCTGCTCCCGAGTTTGTCCGCATCGACCCCGCAGAAATTGAAGCCGATCTGGTCAAACGCTACGAGCGGATGACCGGCAAAACCCTGTATCCGGCCCAGATCGAACGTTTGTATATTCATCAAATCGCCTACGCGCTCGCATTGGCCTTGACCGCCATCCAGTCCACCGCCGAGAAAATGCTGGTGCGCTTTTCCAGCGGCGGTGTACTGGATTTTCTGGGCGAATTGGTGGGGACGCCGCGTCTGCCTGCTGCGGCCGCACAGACCGACATCACATTCACTTTGAACGAACCGACCAATGCACCCGTCATGGTGCCTATTGGCACCGTTATCGCCAGTACTGATGCCCGGGTGAATTTCGTCACCGATGAAGTGGTCAATGTCGGTGCAAATCCAGTCACCGTCACGGCCACATGTACCGAGCCTGGCGCGCTTGGCAATGGTTGGCTGCCCGATCAGATCAACGCCCTGCAAAGCAACCTTCCCATCACTGCCAGCAATATCACCACCAGCGCGGGCGGTGCGGATATCGAGACTGACGAACGCTACAAAACCCGCATCATGTCCGCCCCCGAGGCGTATACCAACGCGGGCAGCTACGGCGCGTATCGCCATCATGCGATGAGTGCCCATCAATCGATTGTCGATGTTGCCGTCTACGGCCCGAGCGAAGGCGAACCACCGGGTCGCGTCGCACTGTATCCGCTGACAGAATCGGGCCTGCCCTCTGACACCTTGCTTGCTCAAGTCGCGGCCACGGTGTCGGACGAGCGCGTGCGCCCGCTCACCGACATCGTGCATGTGCGTAGCCCCGAAGCGGTCGAATACACCATCACCGCCACGCTGATCTTTTATCTGAATGCCGACCGTGTCGCTGCCATGCAGCGCGCACAATCCGCGCTCGATGAATGGCTCGCCGTCCGCCAGCACACCCTCGGCCTTGATCTGGTTCCCGAACAAATTTCCGCCATCCTGCACGTCCCCGGCGTGTATCAAGCGCAGGTGATATCGCCTGCATTCCAAGTGCTCGATGCCCACCAATGGGGCCGCTGCACCGGCATCACATTGACCGACGGCGGAACCGCGCATGGCTGAGTTCGACGCCCCCGCACTGCCTCCCGCCCTCGCCGCCGACCCGCGCTTTTCGACCCTGTGCAACATCCTGTGGGAACAACACTCAAAACTGCCGATTGGGCAGATTTTGCTGTACCTGGTCGATACCGCGCCCGACGTCGCATTACAGCCACTGGCCGAACAATTCTCCCTGCTCGATGAAGTCATCTGGCCCGAAGCCAGCACACCCGCGACCAAACGCCAACTCATCAAGCAATCCATCGACTGGCACCGCAGAAAGGGCACCCCGTGGGCCGTCAAAACCGCATTGAGTGTCCTGGGTGGCCACACCGATCTCGTCGAATGGTTCGCCCAATCCCCACCCGGCGCACCCTACACCTTCACCGTTGAACACGCGCCCGACCTCAAACACGGCAGCGCGACATTTGACGAGACATGGTTCGACCGCATCACCGCCATCGTTAACGTAGCCAAAAGCGCCCGCAGTCATCTGGATACCGTGCGTTTGGTCTTGACCGCAGGCGACCCGGCGATTGCCCATCTCGGCGCATTCACCGCCGCCACCGACACCATCGACCTGTTCCCCTACCAACCCGGCGCACTGGAATACACCACGCCCGTGTTCGGATACCTCGCCCAGATGAGCTACGAAATGATTGACCTTAACCCCTTGGAGGCTCCATGAAATTCGGGTCCGTGTTGACCATCAGCGGTCAAACCAAAATTGCCGCCGCCATGCAGCCGGGCGGCGCGCCGCTCACCATCACCCACATTGCCCTCGGCGATGGCGGCGGCGCAGCGGTCATCCCGTCGGAAAACCGCGCCGAACTCATGCACGAGTTGCACCGCCAGCCCATTGATTCCGCCGAGCCGCATC